AAAGCTCAAGAACAATTAGCAACTAATATTACAACTTCTATTGCTTCAGCTATAGAACAAGGAATAGAATTTGATATACCTGTGTTTAGTGAAGAAGATAAATCTTGGAATAAATTTGAATCTACAGAAATAAAAGAGTTTGAAGAAGGAAAATTATATCCTAAGATTCAAGAATCAGTTGAAACAGTATTAGGAAATATAGAAGGAATAGATTTTACAAATAAAGAAACATATGTCAATATTGCAAAAGCATTAGGTAACAATGAAGAACAAGCTAAACAATTTGCAGATATGTTAGGTGTAACTGTAGAGCAACTAAGCGAAGCATTAAAAAGAGCAGGAGTATAATAAATGGGAGCATTTGATTGGGCTACTGAAAAAGTAGATGAAGTAGATAAAGTTACTACTTTAGCCGAATTAAGTCCTGCTGAAAATGCTTTAGAAGAAATACAAACAGAACGATTTTATGACACTTTAAAAAGTTATTATAAATATAGAGATGGTGATGAAGCATATACAACTCGTGGAAAATTTGTTTTTGATGATATGTCTAATGCTGATTTACTAGAATATTTTTATCACGATAGAACTTGGAGAAATAATCAATCTGTCTCTATGTCTATGGATTTAGCAAATGTAATGGGTGAAGAAGACCCTATGCGTATGCAACAATTTGCTTATATAAATACTACATATCAAAACCTTCCTTACTTTTGGAATGACCCTAATAGAGACTTTGGCGACTGGCTTATTGATATGGGCGGAGCTTTAGTCTTAGACCCAGTTAATCTTGTTGGGTTTGGTGTTGGTGGTCAAGCCGCAAAACAAGCCTATAAACAATCCCTTAAACAAGCACTTAAAGGTAAAATAGCTAAAAAAGTAAATGAAAGACTTATATTAGAAGCGGCTGAAAAAGCAAAAGGTACAGCTTTGAAAAAAGCTATTGCTAAAGGTGCTTTATATGAAGGTGGAATTGGAGCAGGTATAGGTGCTTTTCACGATACATTATTACAAACAACAGCTATTCAATCTAAAGTACAAGATGATTTTGATTTAAAAAGATTAGGACTTAACACTGCCGCAGGATTTGGTATAGGTACTTTATTTGGTGGTGCTTTTTCTTATGGTGGATTTAAACTGACAGCTAGAAGTATGACAAAGAATAGCTTTAAGAATTTAAACGATATACATAATTATGGATTTGATGAGTTAAAAGGTGGACAGTTATTTTCAGATTTAACTATTAAAAAGAAACCACATCAACTCTATAAGAATATGAATACTAAACAAATTAAAGAACTTAAAATTAAAAATAAAGTAGACCAATCTGATGTTGATGCAAGAATTAAATCATTAAGAGAAACAGCTAAAGAAGGTATACTTCCTACAGATAAACCACCTAAAAGACCTTTTAACTATACTAGAATTAGCCCTGAAGAGAATTTCCAAACAAAAATATTTATTAAAAATTCTGTTGAAGAAATGTCTCAAACATTAGATGAAGCCGCACCTGAAACAACTTTTAAAGAAATAGAAGCTAGTGCAGAAAAATGGACTAACAAACCTAAAGAATTAATAGCTTTAATGAAAAAAGAAGCTATAGCAGGAAGAGAATTAGCGGCACAAATATTAGCTCACGATAAACTTTGGTTAAAAAATGCTGATGATTTAAGAAAATTATCTCAAATGATGAATGATGAAGGTTTAAGTGTTATTGATGAAGATAAAATAGCCGCAGAATGGTTAGAAAGAGAAGCATTACATAAAGAGCTTTCTATAGTTAAAAAACAAATTCAAAAGAAAGTGGCTACTTCTTTAGCATCTATGAGAATAGAGCGTCAATCTAAAAATATTGCATCTTTAATAGTAGAACCTGCTGATTTAAAATTATCAGATTTAAAAAAGAAAAATATAAAATTATATATTAAAGAGCTTGGAAAATTAGATGTCGGAGATGACCAGTTTGAAGAAGCATTAGGTTCTATTAGAAAATTAGAAACAGCAGATTTAGCGGCAGAGTTTGTAAACAACAACTTACTGTCTTCTCCTGATACACACATACTAAACATAGCTTCATCTTTAGTACAATCACAATGGAAACCTCTTGTAATGATGATTAGAGCGGCTAATTTAGGAGTTAGAGGTAATGCTAGAGCTGTGCACGTTGCTAGAGAAGCCTTACAAACTTATATACATCAATGGTATTATGTAATGGAAGCTATGGGAGCAAGTTGGAGAAGTATAAAAGAAGGTAGACCAGTATTAGATAGTAAACAATTAAAATTTGACAATAATATAAGACAAGGAAATTTACAAAGATGGGCTAATGAAACAGTTGGTGGTTGGTTTGATGTTGTCCCTATTCTTGGAAGACCAGTGAATAGATACATATGGCAACCGATTACAGCCGCAGTTACATTTCCATTAAGAGTATTATCAGCAGGTGATGAGTTCTTAAAAACAATGACATTTAAAGCTAGAATGGCGGCTATCATTAATTCACAAATTATGCAACACAATCCTGAGATAATTGGTAAATGGGGTTGGAAAACATATTTACCTAAAAAACATTTATTAGGTAAAGAATATTTTGCTAAATTTAAAGAATATGAAAAGAAATTCTTTGAGACAAATGGAAAAGCTATTAGCAGTCAAGATATTAACAAAACAGGTAGAGTATTAGATGATGCTTCAGCTTTAGAAGTTAATGACCCATTACACTATGCTAGAGAAGCCTCATATACACAATCAGCTTATTCAGTAAATCCTAAAACAGGTTCAAAAGAAGGTGGACTTACAGGTGGAGTTTTAAGAGCTACATCTCACGGAAAAGGAAAATGGTTTAGAGTATTTGGTCTTCACTTTATTAATACACCATCAAACTTATTAAGATGGGTATTTCAACATACACCTACTCCATTTACAGCTTTAACATTTGGATTAGTTAGAACTGGAAGATTACAGTTTCAAATGAAACATATGTTAGCTAAAGGAAAAGATGGAAAATTCTTAAATCCTGAAGCGGCGGCAGAAGCAGGTGCAAGACTACAAATGGGATATTTACTTTGGTCTGCGGCAATCTTTTCAGCAATAACAGGAAAAGTAACAGGTGGTGGTTCAAGAGATTGGAAAGCTAATAAACAAAGAGAAGCAGACACAGGTTGGCAACCTTATTCTTGGAGAACAGAAGATGGTAGATATATTTCATTAAATAGATTAGACCCTGTGTTTATGCCATTTATGTTAGCGGCTGATATGGTAGATGCTATGGGAGATTTCTTAGAAACAAATGAAGATTTACCTGAAGAAGTAGAAAATAAATATTCAGAATTATTTGCTGTATACTTAATGTCTTTAACTAGAAACTTAACTTCTAAATTTTATACTAAGAATTTATTAGAAACAGCAGATATGTTATTAGGAGATGGTTTAGCATTTTCAAGAGACCCCGCTTATAAATCTGCGGCTATGGTAGCAAGAGGTTTATATAAAGTAATTCCATTATCAGGATTCTTACGTTATACAAATAGAGTTACTGATGAATATGAAAGAGAAATTTGGTCTATGAGTGATAGATTAAAAGCAATCTATAATCCGTTTACAGGTAAAAATGCTGTAATGCCTAAACGTAATATGTTTGGAGAAAAGATTAATAGAAAGAATGGTTGGTTATTTGGAATAGGTGGTAAAGACGGAATTTGGTCTTCACCTTTTGCTATGACAAAATGGAAGAATCCATTAGTAGCAAAATTCTTTGAAAATAGAGAATTTGATTATAAACCACCTGTTAAAATAGATAGATATACTAACTTAAATTTAAAAGATATTAAGAATAGTAAAGGACAAACTGCTTATGATTATATGTTAGAGCAGAAAAGTAAAATGAAAGTTTATTATCCACCTATGGATAAAGAAGCTACATTAAAAGAAATAATTGAATGGGAAATTAGTAATAAAACAAGTAAATTATACTCATATCCAAAAGGAATTGTAGCAGGTGATGACTGGCAACAGAAACACCTTTTGAAAATTGTCCACGCTTTTGAAAGAGAAGCTCTCAAAAAAGTATGGGAAGCCTTCCCTATTTTCAATGAAACATTAAAGAAAAGGAACTTATATATTAAGGAAGAAGCTGAAATGGCACTAGAAGAATGGCTATCGGCGGTTAATCAATAATAAAGTACCCCTTTTAGAAGAGATAAACGAATAAATACAAGGAATTTAATAAAATATGGCGAATAGTTTTGTACGATATACAGGTAATGGTAGTACATCTTCCTATGCAGTCCCATTTAGTTATAGGGCTCAGGCAGATGTAACAATAACCATTGATGGTGTCGCTACAACAGCTTTCACTTGGGACGGAGCAGGGACTAATATTACATTCACAAGTCCACCTGCTAATTTGTCTTCTATTGAAATTAGAAGAACAACAAGTCAGTCATCAAGATTAATAGATTATGCTGATGGTTCAGTATTAAAAGAGAATGATTTAGATACTGATTCTACTCAAGCATTTATGATGGGTCAAGAAGCCATTGATGATGCGGCAGATAAGATTAAATTAGATAATACAGATTTTCAATGGGACGCTCAAAGTAAAAGACTTAAAAATGTAGCTGACCCTACAGGAGCACAAGATGTTGCCACAAAGAATTATATAGAGAGCACTTGGCTAACATCTGCTGATAAAACAGCTTTAACAACAGTAAAAAACAATATTACTAATATTAATTCTGTTAATTCTAATGAAAGTAATATTAATACAGTTGCAGGTGTAAGTGCAAATGTAACAACAGTAGCTAATAATATTACTTCAGTTAATACTGTAGCTTCTGATATTACAAAAGTTGTAGCTGTAGCAAACGATTTAGCAGAAGCAGTTTCAGAAGTAGAAACTGTAGCTGATGATTTAAACGAAGCAACTTCAGAAATAGATACAGTTGCAGGGTCAATAACAAATGTTGATTTAGTTGGTGGTTCTATTTCTAATGTTAATACAGTAGCAGGTTCAATAACTAATGTTAATAATGTTGGTAATGATATTGCTAATGTTAATACTGTTGCAGGAAATTTATCAGGAGTAAACTCTTTTGGTGAAAGATATAGAGTTGCTTCTTCAGCTCCCTCAAGTTCAACAGATGTGGGTGACCTTTATTTTGATACGACAGCTAATGAATTAAAAGTTTACAAAAGCTCAGGTTGGGCGGCGGCAGGTTCTACAGTTAATGGAACAGCTAGAAGATACACATATAATATTACAGGTACACCTACTACAGTAACAGGTGCAGACGCAAAAGGTGAAA